ACCATTATGCAACACTCGCAGATGAACAGTTTAAGACACATGTTCAGGTGTGGCTACCACCCTACTTCACATAGGCGGTGTGGTGAAGATTATTTAGTACCAACCAGTTCTATAAGAATGGCTTAATGCGGAACAAGGACTTCCATATCTTTGTGAGATATAACGAAGACCCCATTTGATTTGGACTTGTGGGTCACTATACCAATTTTTTCCTGCACTTGCCATTTTATTTCCTGGAAGAGCTTGTGGAATACCATGAGCACCAGATGATTTATTATGAGCATTAACTCTCCATCCGCTTTCTCTATTCCACAAATCAACTAAACAATTGTATTGACTTCCGCACCAACCATATACACTAGACATATAAGTCTGTGCAAATCGCTTATTATAAGCAGGTTGAGCATAAGGCAATCTTTTGTAACTACGAGAAATTTGTTTAATCCCGCATTTTTGTCTTTCATTAGCTTTGGCTTGATCCTGGGCTGTTGGTAGCGATACGAGTAAACTCGTAAGAAGCGCAACTGCGGGGATCATAACCTTGGTTTTGAATCGCATTGTTCTAGTGTACTTTATTTTTTCTTGTTTGTCAAGGACTCTTGCGCCGATGATAGGGGTCGAACCTACATGTATCCATTAACCTTTCAAGCGGGTAGAAACCGCAGGGTATACATCGGCGTACCCTAAGTCGGATTCGAACCGACACTGTAACGATTTTAAGTCGTTTATCTCTGCCATTGGATTACTAGGGCTTATTTATTATATAAATATACCAGACCAGACAGTTTTCGTCAAGATTTTATTTGAAATGTTTTTTGGTTTTTTGGTTTCAATACCAAGTTCTTTAATTGCTTTCCGATTCTTTTTTAAATCATCAATAAATAAAACGATATTATACTTATTCTTCAAGGCTTGAATTTCTTTTTTCTTATATACATCTGAATCTTCATCCCTATCATTAGTAACTAATTGATCAAATGGTATTCCCAATTCCCGCAATTGTTTTACGGCTAATAATTTTCTAGACTCTTTGCTTCTAGCAGTCATAATGATGATTTTATTAGTTTGTGCTTGTTGTATAAGAAAGTTTACAACATTTGTAAGGGATTTAGATTCATCTTTGTGATCTAAGATTGTGCCGTCAAGGTCGCAAACAATAGCATTTTGCTTCATTAGATTACCGCTGATTTAAGTGTTGCTTTCAGTTGCCATGCCCAGAATTTATGCTTATCAATTCTATCTGCAATAAAGTTTGCCAATCCCTGCTCGCTATATTTTACTGTTGCTAAATTAAATACCAAATTATAATTTTCAATTACAGCATCATTTGTAGCAATAAGTTCTGAAAGCATTTGCTTTGGACTTAAGCTAAGGGAGTCATTGATTTTTATTGTAGCATACTGATAAACTTGCTCTGCTCCAAAAATAGCATATCCGTCAAATTTGCGAGTATTTTCTGCGACTGCATCGATAGAGTCAAAAACATCTTCGTAAATTTCTGAAAAAAAGGCATGTAATTCTTTGAAGACCATACCTTCTACGTTCCAATGATATCCATGCGCCTGAGCATACATTTGTGTTACATTAGCCTGAAGAACTCTCAGGGATTTTATTAAATCTTCCATGTATATATTATACCTTATCTTCCGCCAGAACGCTTCTTATAGCCAGTCTTACGCTTATTCATAGATCCTGGCGTATTAAACCCGCTCTTGTTTGGGGTATTCTTAATTCTAATTTCTAAGGCTTCTTTAACCTTATCGTGGTGCTTGCCCATCATTCTCCTTTTGGTGTTTGTGTATAGAGGGCTTCCTCTGTTTTTTTATCTTCAATTCTTTGTACTTGATGACTAAGACCCAAGAAACTTAATAGAGTAAGAATAATCAACTCGTTTGGAATCTCAGGGTATTTCTTAACAATGTAGGTAGAGCCAACTGATGCCCATCCGTAAATAATTGTGGGATTGTGTCTGATTGCTCTTTTAATAAACTTAATAAACTTTTTCATAATTGCCCCCTTACTGGTTGCTATAGCCGTAGCCTGAACTATTGCCATACCCCGCAGATTTTTTACCATCATGGTTTGGTGGTGCGTTATAAGTTGGTGCATATGCAGCATCTTGAGATTCTGAACCCATTACTGGTGCAAAGGATCCATTCCAAAACGATAATGCTGGAGTTCCTTCTTCAGTAATACCTTTTTCTTCATATCCGTCAACCTGGACAACAAGTGCTTCTAAGCCAGCTTTTGCCTCTTCTTCAGAGGAGTAAACGCCAACTACCTGACCATTGTTTTCTTTGCATACCGCCCAATATCCTAGAGCATCTGGCACATTATATTCAATATAGAATGGTGTTTTTGCACCATGACCAAATTGCATCTTACCTTTTCTTCCTGCCCTTGTAGCTGAAGATCCACTTGGGATTAATTCCTCCGCCTACCTGCCAATATGCAGTCTTTTGTGCTTCAAAGTGTAGGTGAGAGCCTGTCTTAGCATTGCCCTCTACACCAACTTCAGCAATCAGTTGACCCATCTTCACAATGTCTCCAGCCTTAACATAAGACTTTTTAACATGTGCATAAGTGCAGTAGTAAGTCTTGAAGCGGAACTTATGCTTAATAGTTGGCGAATAAGCACCTAAAGCAGGTCCTTGTGCGCCTACCGATACAACAACTCCATCTGCTACAGCATATACTGGTGTACCTATAGATTCACCAAAGTCAACTCCTTGGTGCCAACCTGAGATCCAAACATCCCCCTTAGTTCCGTAAGGACATGTCACTCGTGGAGTTTTTACTGGATAAGCCATTTAAATCAATTCCTTTTTATAAAAATTTTACTTACTTATATTATAGCATAATGGGGTTGCAAGCACGAGCAGAAATTCCACAGCACCATTAATGTCTGGACTCTCTGTGCCCCAACTGGGACTCTTACCATAAGTAACTACACCATCCTAAGAAAGTGCTTGCAACCTTGTGAGGTATGCAGGACTTGAACCTGCGACTGGAAGATTATGAGTCTTCTGCTCTGACCAACTGAGCTAATACCCCCGACAATCTATTGTATCTAAAGGATACTAAAATTGTCAATAAAACCTTGTTCTTCTGTTTGAGGAATATCTGCTGCGAGATAATCCCTAATGCTATCTGGCATATAATTGCTTTCGGGCATCCTGATGATTCCCGCATTTTGTTTTAAGTAATCTTCTTCTGTTTCTCTATGATAAGATGCGTAGTCATAAACCTTAACTTCCTGATTAGCATTTCTTGCAGTACCTGACACGGCATTGTAAATAGCCCCACAAACAGCGTCAGATAGATCCTTAGAGCCTTTGCGGGGGTGATCGACCTTATCTTTAATAATTCTTAATTGTAGCAATTCTTCAATTAACAAATTAATCTTTGGTCCAACAAGTCTTTCTTCCACTACAACCATTTGCATATCATCATAATGTTTTTTAGCTACAGAAAGAATTTCAGATTTCATTCCATAAGCAATCATTTGTTGCATCATGTCATGAGAATTCCATCTATCAAATGTGACTAATTTAATATTAAATCCACGATGACGTAACTCTAGAATATAATCTCTAACATCCGCAAAGTCTACAGACTTATCTTTGGTGGGTGTCCACCATCTTACTGCATCTACTACAACTTTGGGAGAAGCTTCTTTCATCTGTCCCGCAATTTTCATAGTTACCCAATGATCAATATGGGCTAGGGCAACAGCACAGTGATCATGCTTCTGAGCAAGGTCAACGTGCACAAAGTATTCCTTTTCCTCATCTGGAACAAAATGGTTTTCGAACGCACCCTTTTCATCTACACCGTTTTTTTGAACAAAAGCTGTTTCAATTTTTTCACGGGATTTAAAGAAGGCATCTACGGCATCTGGTGGCATACAAGCAAAACGAGAAAGGGAGTCGGTTGGGTCATCATAAAAAGCTTGAGCCAAATCATCAATCTTAATAGTTGGATTAATATCCCAAGTTGGTCTCTTTAATGCAAAAACTTTTTGAGTGTTGTAATGAGTAATATGATCTTCTTCCCACTCAACTATAAATTCATTTTCTTTTATACCATCTGGAAGATCTGTATCTTTTTTAAAGGTGTGCTGCCTAATAACAATTTCTTTCTCTGCAACAACCTGATTATATCTTTGCTGAATATAGTCATTCTTAAATCGGGGAAATGAAAGTAGAATAATTTTTCCCACACTTGGAAAGCGAGATGTAACAGATTGACGATACATCTTATAAATAGCTTCAGCAGTTTTTGCACTTGCATTACCAGATGTTGACTCAAGGTCAAAGCCTGAAATCTCATCAAGGATGACCATAATAACATTGTACCCCTCCCAAGACTCTCTTTGAGAGTGACCAGAGTGCACTGTAATAGATTTAGGAAATGTAATAGATGCAACCTTATCATCATACTTTCCTGTAAACCAGGGGCAATTCTTAATTCTTTTTAGGAAGCCTCCAAAGAAAACTTTCTTAGCCTGTTCTGCGTTAATAGCAATATTAATAATATCAATGGCATCGTCTGTGGGCTTACCAAAATATCTGGCGGGGTCTTTAAGGCAAAGTAACCGATAAACAATAAATGCACAAGCGATTGTAGAAACATAATCTTTACCAGAACCCTTGCCTAGTTGGAATATAACTTCTGTACAAGTTTGCTTGTGTATCTTGCGTCCCTCTTCTTCACCATGAAGCTGAATAAGGGTTTCTAATTTATAAACTTGAGTAGATGCTTTAATCATTGTGTATTGGTTTTCGGAAAGAGGTGGGAGTCCAAGAAATTCTTTACTTGTAACAAACTCTTCAATCTCTACAGGCATTTCTTCAAATACATCATCTGCCAATGCACTAAGGAACTCGTCAAACTCAAACATTTACAGGTTCAATCTTTCCAGTTACTTCTGATAATTGACGAGCAACTTCAAATTTGCAATGATCACAATTTGCTGTAACAGATTTTAGAATATTTACGAGTATCTCTTGCTTTCTTTCTGTCTCTAGTAATTGATCACCAATTTCACTGTTTTCGAGTAGTCCCGCTTTTTGAAGCATATCAATTCTTTTGCCCTCAACATCTGCAATTAGTTTGAGAGTTTGAGCTTTAATATTTAGTTGATCATTTGCATCCGCTTGCTCTACTGTTTCCCATGCACGATTAATAATCATCGCATAGTGCTGATCTGTTGCGGCGAGGGCTTCCTTAGCTCTTTCACGGATACTACTATCTCCTTTTACAAGACTTTTCCAAGTATCCAAATGTTCTAAAACTTCGGTTCTCTTAATCCCAAGTTGTCTGGCTATTGCTGTGGGGTTATTTCCCTTTAGCATTTCCTCAACTACACTATTCATCTGGTCGAATTTACTGGCAACCTCAATCTCAGTCGACATTCTTTTTCTTCCTAAACTTTTTAGGCTTTACTTTACCCTTAAGTTGATCGGTGTAAAAAGATCTAAAGCCTTCTGCGCTTACACAATCAATCCACTCAACTTCTTTTTGAGTATGAAACACATGGCGAATAAACTTGTATTCCCCACGCTCAAACTTAATTTTAATTTTGTCACCTGGAACAATAAGATCCCTGCCATGCTGATACTCTTCAGACACTAGCCAATTGGGATTTAAATTAATTGGTGTTACACTTTGCTTCTTAGCCATTATCTCCAACCCCCAGCAGTAGGTGCCCATACCATACCACCAAATGTGAGAAGCCTTTCGGTTTTTTCTCCACATTCTTCGCATGGGATATCGTCTCTAGTTTCAATAGAGGTAATCTGAGAAAAAGCCTTTTCGCAGGTTAAGCATTTGTAATCATAATTTGGCATTATTTATCCTTTTGTTATACCTATTATACACTATTTTTGTTTATTTTGTAGAGCAATTTTTAATAGAACAAGATATCCAATAATATCGTCAATGGCATCTATCATTCCTTCGCCCTCAAAAGATTGATTATTCTTTACCCGATTTAACTTATCGTCAAGGCGGGCTGATAGTTGTTCTACGGCATCACCTTTAGCAAAAATACCATTTGGATGTAAGGCAGAATCTCCATAAGAAATATTTTTTCTAATAAGCAAATCCATTACTTCAATTGCTACCTCAAGAATTTGATCTCCAGATGGAGCATCAATTGATGCCTTGTATAAATTTTCTAACTGTTGTTTTCTTGTCATTTCTTCTCCCAATATTTCAAGTTGTTTTCTGGATTATTAAAAGGTGTAGTATAGGTTTCCTGATATGGCTCCCCACCCCATTTTTCTACAAAGTATTGCATATTCTTACTAAAAGCTTCTGCTGATGTTACAGGGTTGGACGGATCTGCAAACTGTGTGGCAGAAACGGCATGAGTTATTTTTAAATCTTTTCTTGTGTAAGAGTCTAACCCAGCCAATTCTACACGCCTTCTCATATCATTATCTTCAAAATATGCAGGATAAAAGTTTTCGTCAAACCATCCAACATTCTTGATTAATTGCTTAATGTCTACAGCAAAACAACAGTAATCTGTCCATGATGTAAGACCATATTTGTCATCCGCATCCCATTGATTTGCAGAAACCATAACGGCTCCTGTATCTTTAATTGTTTCAACTAAACCAGAAATAACATTTGGCTCAAACACTACATCATCATTACAAATGATAGCATACTGATTACCTGCTTGTAAAGACTTTCTCATGCCCAAGTTCCAAGCTGGAGAAACTCCACGATTACCTCTCCAGTTATCTATAACAATTGGCAAAACGGGGTAATCTACTGAAGCCATTAACTCTGCAAACAAATCAAATCTTTTTAAGACTGGAACGATTAGAGATAAAGACATTTTACAAATTCAGCCATTCTGGATGCTTTAATGTCCACTCCACAGTTTTTCTAATTGATTCTTCTAATGGAATTGGTAAAGACCATCCCGTGTCAGAAATCTTTTTGCCGTCAAGCGCATAACGCAAGTCATGACCTGGGCGTGATGAGTGAAAGTCTACTAATTCATAATTTAATGGCTTTCCAACTGCATCTGCAATAAGTTGAGCCATCTCAAGGTTATTAACCTCACGCTCTCCAACAATATGAAAACGCTCTGGCGTATCTGATTCTCCAAACAGAGGAAAGTTTTGATTAAGAACATGTAGCAATCCGTCAGCCTGATTTCTAGCATGAAGGTAAAAACGACTACCAATTTCACCTGTAGGCGATGCATGAATGGTCATCTTTTCTCCACTAAGAACACGCTTGATGGTCATAGGCATAAACTTTTCTGGATCCTGTGTTTCACCAATAATATTCATTGTGTTAGTAATAGCCAAAGGAATTCCATATGTGCGCCAATACGAGAATGCAATGTCTTCCTGTGCAGCCTTAGAAGCTGAGTAAGGATTGCTTGGGAAATGCTGGTCTACCCATTCTTTGTGTGCATAACCTGCTGGTGCAGGTCCATAAACCTCATCTGTTGATACTTGCAAAAACTTTTCTGGCTGGGCAACTCTAGCCCAATCAAGTAAGTGGCACATCAAAGATACGTTATTAATAATAAATGGAGCTGGATACTCAATGCTTCTATCAACATGGCTCTCTGAAGCCACATTAATGACATAATCAATCTTTCCAAATTCGTGTGCAGTAACTGCTGAGATTGGTGCAGTAAAGTCACATCTTATTACCTTTACCCGCTTGTAAGCATCTGGCAAATCGTCACAGGCAACTCTGATTCTATCTGTCAGACCCTTGTGCGTAAATGTTGTAGGGCAAACTACAAACCAATCTGTATTTACTAGGATATGTCTAAGCACATGGCTTCCGACAAATCCGCTTGCCCCTGTTAGTAAAACTCTCTTAGTCATTATAGACCTTTCCTTCTTTTGATTTCATTACTGGTAAAAGACCATTGTGGTGGAACCTGAGATAAATAAAATTCATACTCATCCCTAGCTATTGGCGGAAGATTATACCATCCATAGTGTTGTGCAATAAACCTTCCACCAATTCTTGCACATAAATCTTTGATTTGCATGGGTTCTTCATATTCTCTAAAAAATTTTTTATTTACCAAGCAGAATGTTGTATCAATTGCTGCAGAATAAACTGGGTCAAGCTCGCTTGTGTAGGAAAAAATATTATTCCAGAATTGTTTTTCCCACTGATACATACTTAAGTTTGGATTAAACATAATATTTTTAATATTTGTATCTCCATTAAGATGGTCCATTTCTATGTCTAGAGAAAAGCCCACCTTGTAAAGATTGTGTTCTTCTGATATATCAATCATAGTATTAATAAAATCTTTTGGCAAATCTTTATTAAAACCAATGTCTGGATCTGTTAGAAAGAACTTTTCTGGCAACCACTCAAACAACTTTTTATTTCTATAATATTCTCTTGGACCATCGTTAGTAAATTTTTTTACGACAACACATCCAAATTTGTTTCCAGCAGCATCCAGAATTTCTCTCATAAGCGGAGATCTAGAAAAATTATCTAAAATAATAATATCTGAATAAGAAAATCCATACTCCACAAGCTGTTCAATCATCTTTGCCATATATGTAGGATTATTATAGGTTGGCATAACTACTGGTAAATTAGGACTTTCAATCTTGCTAATCATTTCATTTACAGAACTAAATATCATATTGACCCCTCCCATGCTTTCCTACTGACCTTGGTCTTATATTATACAATTCTTTTTGATACCAGTCAATCTTTGCACCAATATTAATTAATTCTTCTACATGATAAAAGTCGGTACATTCTGGATTCTTTTCACCAATTTCTTTAGAAAATGGAATTGTTTTTATTAATCTTGTCTTATATGTTGGAACAGCAATGTTTCCTATAAAAATTCCAGGACTCATACAAACAGCAGATCCATCATTATATACTAAGCCTGGAATCCAGATATCAATTTCTGGATTTAACGCAACAGCTTTTTGCATATGCTTTCCAGAACCAATTATAAATTCATCGTCATCATCTAATAGACACAGGTATTTAGTTTTACAATGTTCTGCACCAAGGTTAATTGCTGCACCACCATATTTGTCAATCTTTAATTCATTTCTTAAATAAGTTACTTCTTTAGGAAGAAGATCAATATTTAAGTCAAATCCATCAGCTACCACTATTACATTGTAAAACTCTCTTTGAGCAGATTCTATTGAATATAATAGTGAATCTCTGCCTATTGTACGAATCAATACTGTTATATCTTTAGACTTCATTACTTACGCCTTTTGATTAGACCATGTTTTTCTAAAGCCCGCTGGATTGTCATATGACTACATCCAGCTTCTTTTGCTATTTCAACAATGTTCATTCTTTTAACAATATACCTATTGTATAGCCAATCCCTTGAGTCATATAGTTTTGACATTAGATTAACTCCTTGACTGCATACCAAGCAATTCCCGCTGCATCCGCCACATTATCATTAGAGGTATTAATTCCCATACTCTTAACAAAATCCATTGTCTTTTGCTTTCTTTTTTCCCGAACTTTTGCCTTATACCAGTTTTCTGATTTTCCTGGAAATTCTTCTTTGACGGCTTTTTTTTCTGCTGCAGTAAAGTTCTTATTTCCAATAAATGATTGCCAAGTGATTGGATGAATTTCTTTTACATCAACATCATCCTTGACAAGTTCTCCCAAAATTGCTCCAAAAACATAAGCCATCTTTAAACCTGTCTGTGCAGATCTTACCATTACGGCTGCTTCAAGTGCAATGAAATCATAATCTAGCTCGGCAACAAATGCACGAACTTTTCTTTTTGCGTCTAAAATTCTATCATAAATGTCGCTTCCAGAAAAAGAAATCTCACCCCATTGAATTGGAGTTTCGCCCTCCATTAAACAGAAAGCAATAGTATTTGTACTAGCATCTATACCCAAAACTTTATGACGATGCTTTTTTAATTTAGCTAGTGACATTTATTATCGCATCCAGGATAGATTTTCTTTCTTCGGCTTTTTCTTTAGACTCACAAGTAGAACAAATGCTTTCTGCGTTATACCTACTAAGAATAGTAGTGCATCCCCTTGCCTTACAAACTCTTTTTTTTCCTGCCAATCTTTCTTTCTTTTCATAATACTTTTGCTTAATCTTGGCATTAGTTGCTTCACGACAGCAAATATCCGAACAATATTTCATATTATGAGTTTTAGGCTCAAACTCAACTTCGCACCCATCGTTAAAACATATCACTTTGGTGGCACCATCGATTCAATAAACACTTCACCTTCGGGAGAATCTTTAGCCCAGCATGCTTTTCTAATTGGACAATACTTGCAAGCTGATTGTGACTTTGTAAATCCACGACTTGGAATAGTTTTATCTTCATATGCCTGGTAAACTTCACGAAGCCACTCATAGGTATCGTCTACAAGCTTGCGATTTGATTCTGTCATATTAATTGGAATTACCAAGAAGTCATTATCATTTTTATTCTCATAAAAAAAGAATCCCTGATCTACTCCTGCAATATCCATATATATTAGAAGTTGAAGCTGATGATTTCCAGAACCCTGCATCTTTGCTTGTCTAATTGAATAAACTTCATCCTTAGCAGACTTGATTTCACCAATAATTTCTTTGCCATCCCAATTAACAATAAGGTCCGAGTATCCACGAATTGGTGGATCTAACTTGACCATCTCTCGTTCAATCTCTTTGATACGATCATTGGGAATTTTTTGCATAATGGTTTGCAATCTGTCGTGAACATATGTTCCATTAAGCATATTAGCTTTTGCCTTAGCATCAGCATTATCTTCAAACTCTGTTCCTTCAAAAGCCATATACCAATAGCGAGCACAGTTACCATGACCATAGCCAATGGTAGACGGAGCAAATGTTTTCTTTTGAGTAAACCCATCTCGTTTATCTGAAAGATATGCTGCTTCTACTTCGGCAGCAAATACCATAGGGTCAAATCCACCCTCTTGAATCTTCTTAAACTTTAAATTTCCAACTATATTTCTACCCATTATAATCCATATCTCGCTAGGTATTTAACGCTATCTACTAATTTATCAATAGCATCTGACACCGTGTAATAAACATTTTTCTTTTTGGCGGAGTCCCCGCCTTTTTCAAATGTTGTGTAGTACCTAGACAACATAGAAAACTTAGCACTAAGTGCTTGAAGCTTTACAATAAGTTCTGGAGACTTTCCAGCAGGTACATCTGGCTTCATGATTAACTTAATAATCAAATCTAAGGCTTCATCTAATTCTGGGTCATTCATGAACTCTTTCATTTCATTGAATTCAGTAACCTGACTTACTACTTCAAGAATGTTATCTGCCATTCTTGTCCTCCAAATACTTTTTTACATTGACGTAGCAATTAATAACTACACCAAACATAATAATAATATCAACTATTGCCATGATGTTCATCCCAACACTCCTCCAATTCTTCCAATCTATCCCACTCAATTACAGCTAATCTAATCTTATGGGTATCCCCCAAAATTAATTTAAGTGCTGGGAACATACTCCGACTTACCTTAAATGTGTCTGTGCATACCTTAGCCCAAATTGCTGGACTAATTGAAATAGACTTAGAATACTCTTTGTAATCCACAACATAATTTTTCCACTTAGCATCACCCTTTTGATACTGACCACGACCAGAATTTTTTTGTAGTTTTGCGCCGTCACGCTTTGCTTCTCCTCGCTCTGACATTATCCCACCACGATACTTGATCTGTGAGAATCTTTGCAGTACCAAATTATTTCAAGGTTCTTATCATCAAAGTACGCTTTACTTACTTGGTTGGGGCAGGACTGGCATCCATAATCTCCGTCTAACTCTTGCATTCCATCTAGATTTTCATCACCATTGCTGGGAGAAAAGAAATCATTAAAACTTGTCATAAACTTTTTCCTTTAGTGTATCTAAAACATCGGGAAATCCACGAAGATATTCTACAGACTTTGCACGACCCTGGAAACGCTCTCCTTCGATTGTGTACCAAGATCCACCTCGTTGAACAATTCCCATCATTTCTGCAACGTCCAGCACTTCGCCAACGGAATCCACTCCCACTGCATCTCCCTGATAATAAAAGTCGTATTGACCACTAAGGTTTGGTGGTCCAAGCTTGTTATAGTCAATAATCCAGTTGACTGGTCTGCCAACTTTTTGTTCAATAATCTTGTCGCCAACTTCAACTCCAGATTTGATAGCATTTGCTTCAGCTTCCGATGCCCAGAGTTTGATAATTGTAGATGAAAAGAACTTAACTGCCATTCCTCCTGTTGGAATATGAGATGCATGCATAGATCCAAATTGATTTCTCTGCTGGGAAATAAGAACAAGTAGGGTGTTTTTATTTGCATAGTTAAGCATTTTAACCGCATGTGTCATATCCTTTGCTTCTGCACCAATCTGCTTAGTGTCCTGTAAATCTTTTAGTTCATCCCCATCTTTTTCAAAATAGATGGCTGGAAGTAGTGCTGAAATTGAATCTACAACAATAATATCTACTCCAGCATTCATAAGCTGAACTGCTACATCCACCATGTCGTTGATAGATTTTGCTGGAGAATAAATCAATTTACTTGAATCTACACCCAGTCTCTCTGCCCAATCAGCAGAGTACGATGCCTCGGAATCAATCCAAGCGCAAGTCTTTCCGTTCTTTTGTGCATCAGCAATCATTTGTAAACAAAATGATGATTTACCTGCTGATTTGTTTCCCCAGACCAATACTTGTCTGCCAAATCCAAGACCGCCCCTAAGAGCGAGATTTAGACCGATACTGGGAGTTTGCTGTTTTTGAACGTCTACGGTTGTCGCCATTTGAA